AAAAACGGACATCTGGACGACCCCGTGCCCCCCTTTCCGTCTCTCTCTCCGCGCGAAATCACGCCCGAGCACGAGCGCGAGCTGATTACGCAGTCAGGCAACCCGCCTCGCACCAGGGACATCAATCCGCCCGAGGGGGCCAACATGCAGAATGCCGACCTGGCCCATTTCGCCTATCGCGCGTACAGCACGGCCGCCGGCGAGGTCACCGTCTTCGGTGAGCCGAGCCGCCTGTGGGAGGACCTCCCGCACGCCACCCGCCAGGCGTGGGAAACGACCGCGGGGGCAATCGCCGCGTGCGTCGCCGGCGAGCAGATCGTCCGCGAGAGCCTCGCGGCCACGGCCGAGGCGGCCGAGATCCTCGGCGCCGTCGAAAAGGCCGTCGAGACGCTGCCCGAGTGCTGCCCGTACCACGGCACGGCCACGGACCCGCAGAATTTCCCCTACCCGTGGACGCGTGAGGCGTGCTGCGACATGGGGCGGCCTGCCCAGCGGCGCCGCCGCGCTGATGAGGCGCTGGCCATGCTCCGGCGACTGGTGGGCGTATGAGCGCCGAGCAGCGAGGGGTGACGCCCGATGGCACGTCAGAACGAGATCCCGCCGCCCGACGTCACCAGCGCAGTCCGGGGTGACAAGCGCGACGCCCTGGAGGCCATCCGCGACCGCCTCGCGGCCGAGCTGATCCGCTCCAAGGGCCAGGCCGCCGCCGCGGTCGCCAAGGAGCTGCGGGCCACCATCGACGCGATCGAGGCGCTACCGGGCGGGGAGGTGAGCAAGGTTGACGATCTCGCCGCCCAGCGCGCGAAGAGGCGTGCAGACGCCGCGGGTAGGTAGATGGCCCGCCTACGCCAGCTCGGCCGGTCAGGAGGCCATCGACCTGGCGGCCGTGGCCGGCCTGCACCTGGACCCGTGGCAGCAGCACGTGCTGACTCACGCCCTCGGCGAGCGCCCGGACGGCAAGTGGGCGGCGCCCAAGGTGTCGGTGTGGGTGCCCAGACAGAACGGCAAGGGCGCTCTCTTGGAGGCCCGCGAGCTGTGGGGGCTGTTCCTCGGGGGCGAGCGGCTGATCCTGCACAGCGCCCACGAGTACAAGACCGCCCAGGAGGCGTTCCTCCGCATCCGCGGGCTGATCGAGGGGACGCCCGACCTGGCCAAGCGGGTGCATCGCGTCTGGCAGGCCAACGGCGAACAGGGCATCGAGCTGACCCGCGCCGCCGGCGGGGGCCGGTTGCGGTTCGTGGCCCGGTCGAAGTCGAGCGGCCGGGGGTTCTCCGGGGACTGCATCATCCTGGACGAGGGCCAGGAGCTGACCGCGGACATCATGGCCGCGATGCTGCCCACCATGAGCGCCAGGCCCAACCACCAGCTGTGGATCTGCGGAACCCCGCCGAGCGACCCCGCCGCGTGGTGCTACGGCGTGCGCGACGACGGAGAGGCCGGCGCCGAGCGGCTGGCGCATTTCGACTGGGGCCAGGACATCGACCTGGCCGACCCTGCCGCGGTGCGCGCGGCCGTGGCCGACCGCTCGCTGTGGTACGCCGCGAACCCGTCGCTCGGCATCCGGATCACCGAGGAGACGGTGGAGGACGAGCTGGGGCCCTCGGGTCTCGGCCCTACGGTCACGTTCGCCATGGAGCGGCTCGGCGCCTGGCTGCCGCGGGCCGGCGATGGGCCGCGGGTGCTCGACATCAAGGCGTGGGAGCAGCTCATGGACGCCGGCTCTCGGGTGGGCGGCGCGTTCGCGCTCGCGGTGGACATCACGCCGAGCCGCGACAGCGCGTGCATCGGGGTCTACGGGTTGCGCGCCGATGGGCTCGGCCACGCCGAGATCATCGACCAGCGGCCGGGCACGGCGTGGCTCGTGGACCGTCTGGTGGAGCTGCGCGACCGGTGGAACCCGGTGGCCATCGCGGTGGACGCCAAGGGCCCTGCGGTGACCCTGCTCGAACCGCTGGAGAAGGCGGGCATCACGCGCCCGGAGGACCCCGAGGCTCCGCAGTACGGAGACCTTGCGGTGCCCACCGCTCAGGACGTGGCCGCCGCGTGCGGCCAGCTCGCCGACGCGGTGACGCAGCAGGTTTTCCGGCACATCGGTCAGCAGATCCTCGCCGACGCGATCAGGGGGGCCGCCACGCGCCCGCTCGGCGATGCGTGGGCGTGGGCGCGGCGCATCAGCAGCGTGGATATCTCGCCGCTGGTGACCGTGACGCTGGCCCGGTGGGCGTACCTGGCGCGGGCTCATCTGGTGGAGGACGACTACGACGTGGCGGACAGCTTCGGATAGGAGGTGATCCGTGGGCGTCATGAGCACGTTGCGCGGGTGGCTCTCGCGTGACGCCAACCTGACGACCCCCGAGCAACTCCTGGCCGATCGGCGGGCGCTGCGCACCGGGGGCGTGCACGTCACCAACGACACGGCCATGAGGCACAGCGCGGTGTGGGCCTGCCTACGCTTGCGTGCCGACCTGGTATCGACCATGCCCGTGGACGTGTACCGGCGGATCAACGGGGTCCAGGTCGAGGTGTTCAAACCGCCGGTGCTGGTCAACCCGGGCGGGGAACGTGTGGGCCTGCTGGAGTGGCTCTACAGCACTCAGCTTGATCTGGACCGGGCGGGCAACGCGTTCGGGCTGATCACCGAGCGGTCGGGCGTGCTCGGGCCGGACGGCCGAGGGCTGCCGGCGCGCATCGACCTGCTGGCGCTGTCGGATGTGACCGTGCGCGCCACCGGCGCCGAGATCACCAAGTTCGTGGTTGCGGGTACGGAGTACGACCCGTGGGAGGTCTGGCACGAACGGCAGTTCACCGTCGCCGGTCTGCCGCTCGGCCTGTCGCCGGTCGCCTACGCCGCGTGGACGATCGAGGAGGCCCTGAACGCCCAGCAGTTCGCCCGCGACTGGTTCGGCGCCGGCGCGGTGCCGCTGGCCGAGCTGAAGAACACCGCCAAGAAGATCAACAAGGCTGAGGCGCAGATCGCCAAGGACCATTTCAAGGCGGCCGTGGCCAACGGTGACCTGTTCGTGCACGGCCACGACTGGGAGTACAAGCCGATCCAGGCCGTGGCCCAGCAGAGCGCTTTCATCGAGGCGCGCGAGTTCGCGCTGACCGACATCGCGCGGTTTTTCGGCGTTCCGGCCGACCTGATCGACGCGGCCGTGAGCACGGGCAGCATCACCTACGCGAGCATCACACAGCGCAACCTCCAATTTCTGATCATGAATTTGGGGCCCGCGCTGACCCGCCGCGAGGACGCGCTGAGCCGCGGTCTCGTGCCAGGACCCCGGTACGTGAAGTTCAACCGCTCGGCCCTGCTGGCGATGGACCCCGAGGCCCGCGCCCGCACCATCCAGACGCAGATCAACTCCCGGACGCTCACGCCGAACGAGGCGCGCGAGCTGGAAGACCGCCCGCCGCTCACGGCCGAGCAGCTCGCTGAGTTCGACCGCGTATTCGGTGCCGCGCGCACGCAACCCACCACCGCCTCGGCAGGAGGAACGACCCCATGAACGATCGAGCCGCCGCCGCGGCCGAGCGCGCCCGGCACGTCCGGCAGCGCTGCGACCGGCCGTCACAGCGCCGGTGCGCCGAGCATCCCGGCGCCCGCGCCGCCGCCCTGGTGCCCGCCCAGATCGAGGTCCGCGCGGCCGAGGGCGCCGAGGGCACGCTGGAGTTCCACGGCTACGCCTCGGCCTACGAGCGCGCCTACGAGATGTGGGACTACTGGGGGCCCTACACCGAGGTGGTGTCGGCCGGTGCCGGCGCCGAGAGCCTCGCGCGGGCCGACCTGGACGTGCCCCTGGTCCTTCAGCACGATCAGCTACGGCGCATCGCCCGCACGACCAATGGGACGTTGGACCTCAGCGAAGACGAGACGGGCTTGTCCGTGCGCGCCCTCGCGCTCGACATGAACGACGCGGACGTGGCCTACATCGTGCCCAAGCTGCGCGCGGGCCTGATCGACGAAATGTCGTTCGCCTTCAGGATCGAGGCCGGCCAGTGGTCCCCGGACTACACCGAGTACCGGATCGCCCGCTACGACATCCACCGGGGTGACGTGGCGATCGTCGGATTCGGCGCCAACCCCTACACCGAGGCGCACGCCCGCGCGCGGCCGACGTCGAGCCGCGCCCGCGCCCTGCTGGAAATCGCGCTCCAGAGCCGGTAGCGCCTGACCCCCTGAACGCCCGCCGTCCCCGCGGGCCCCCCGCCCTGCTCGGCCACCCCCCTGGCCCCCCACTGCCCCCGGGTGCACTGGCCGAGCAGGGCCCCACACTCTCCCGCCCGGACTACTCCCCGGGCGGGCTGCCCTACGCATCGCGCGCACGAGCCCATCCGGCGCCACGCCTCGGATGGCCGTCCGACCTGACCGCACGGGGCGTCACGAGATCCCATCGAGCACGACAGGAGATCGAGCTATGACGCTCGCCCAGATGATCGAGCAGGCCCGTACGGCCCTCCAGACCGCCATCGCCGCCCGCCAGCAGGCCCAGGACGCCCTCATGGCGCTACGGGAAGACCCCGCGCTGACCGAGGAGGCCGTGGCCGAGCGGGTCACCGCCCGGGACGCGGCCGACGCCGAGGTGACCCGCCGCCAGGATGCCCTCGCCGCCCTGGAAGCCGAGCAGGCCCGCGAGGAGGAGATCGCCCAGCTCTCGCAGCGCGTCACCCCGACCGGGGCCCGCACGCCTGGCCAGGACCGCCGCATCCGCGTGGGCGCCGAGGAGCGCACCTACCGGCCCGACCTGGACGCGCGCGGCCAGAGCTTCGAGCGCGACGTGACCGCAGCGTTCCTGGGCGACTACGAGGCCCAGGAGCGCCTCGCCCGGCACATGCGCGAGGAGCGCGCCGAGCGCGGCGAGCAGCTACAGCGCGCGGTCGGCACCGGCGCGTTCACCGGCCTGGTGGTGCCCCAGTACCTCACCGACATGTACGCGCCCGCCGCCGCCGCCCGCCGGCCGTTCGCGGACGCGTGCCGGCAGCATGGCCTGCCGCCGTCCGGCATGACCGTGAACATCTCGCGGATCACCACGGCGTCGTCGGTCGCGCTCCAGGCGGCCGAGAACGACGCGGTCAGCGAGACGAACATGGACGACACCCTGCTGACCATCGCGGTGCAGACCGCTGGCGGCCAGCAGACGATCTCCCGCCAGGCGATCGAGCGCGGCACGGGGATCGAGCCGGTCGTCCTGGACGACCTGTTCCGCCGGTACGCCACCAACCTGGACAGCACGCTGATCAACCAGGCCACCACCGGCCTGTCGGCCGCCGCCACCGCGGTGACCTACACCGACGCCAGCCCGACCGCGGCCGAGGCATACCCCAAGATCATTCAGGGGTTGTCCGAGGTGGAAGCCGCGATGCTGGACCAGGCGAGCGGAGACAACATCGCCGTCATGCACTCGCGCCGCTGGTACTGGCTCCAGGCCGCGATGGGCAGCACATGGCCCATGATCACGCAGCCCGGCATCGTGGAACAGACGCTCGGCGCCAACTTCGCGACCGCCTACGGCCGCGGCGTGCGCGGCGTCCTGCCCAACGGCACGCCGGTCATCGTTGACAACAACATCGCGACCAACCTCGGCGCCGGCACCAACGAGGACGAGATCTACCTGGTGGACCGCATGGAGTGCCACCTGTGGGAGGACCCCTCCGCGCCGATGTTCATCCGGGCCGAGCAGCCGAAAGCGGCCAACCTCGGCGTGCTGCTCGTGGTGTACGGCTACTTCGCCTACACCTTCACCCGCTACGCCCACTCGCGCAAGGTGTCCGGCACCGGCCTGGTGACGCCGACCTTCGCGTAACCCGAGCAGCCCCGACCCGCCTGGCTCCCTGGGGGCGGGTCGGGGCCCCCACCAACAGGAGATCGAACCGATGCCGGAAGAACTGGAGCCGGACAGCAGCGAACGCCCGCCGCGCGAGCCGATCAGCGACGACCGCATGGTGGCCGCCCTGCTGCGCGAGCGCGAGGGGTACGTCCGGCGCGGGCTCACCGAACGGGTGGCCGCGGTGGACGAGCAGATCAAGCGCCGCGGCGGCACCCCGCCCAAGGACGGGCCACCGCCCAAGCAGGAGACCACCGACACCAAGCCTCGCGGCCGGCGCCCGCCCGGCAAGAGCCGCACGTAACGAGGAGGCGGCCGAGGCATGGCGAACGAGTACAGCGACCGGGCCACGCTGAAACTGGCGCTCGGGATCACAGACGGTGCCCGGGACGCTCTGCTGGACAAGGCCCTCACGGCCGCCTCGCGCGCGATCGACCGGCAGACCGGCCGGCGGTTCTGGCTGGACAGCTCGGCCAGCGCGCGGGTCTTCAGCCCGCACGGCCGCGTAGTCCGCGACGACCGCGGAGAGCTGTTCCTGATCGACGACCTGGGCGCCGCCGACGCCCTGGTGGTCGAGGTCGGCACGCCAGGCTCGTGGACCGCGGTCACGGACTATGAGACGTGGCCCGATAACGCGCTGACCAAGGGCGAGCCCATCACAGGGCTGTTGCTGCCTACCGGGTTCTGGGGCACCGACCGCACCCGGGTGCGCGTCACCGAGAGGTGGGGCTGGCCGGCCATCCCTGACGAGATCGAGCAGGCCGCACGCCTTCAGGCCGGGCGCCTGTACCGGCGCAAGGACTCCCCCGAGGGCGTGGCCGGCAGCGCTGAGTGGGGCCTGATCCGGGTTCCCCGTCTGGACCCCGACGTGCTCGCGCTGATCGAGCCCTACACGCTGCCCGGCTTCGCCTGATGAGGAGGACCCCATGAGTCATGTCGTGTACGCCCGAGTCGATACCACCGTGGTGTGGTCAGGCGGCATCTCCCCCATCACCGTGGGCGAGGTGTGGGACAGCGAGGCCAAGCTGGTCACCGAGCGTCCCGAGCTGTTCTCGGCCGAGCCGACCAGGGTCCGCGGGCGGGTGGCTCGGCCGCCGGCGGCCACAACCCCGGACACCTGCTCTGAGCCGCAGGAACAGGCCCGAGTCGTCGACAAGACCCGCCGAAAGGGCGCTGACTGATGGAACCGGGCGCGATCCGCGAGGCGCTCGCCACCGCCGTGCGCGACGCCATCCCGGTGCTGAACTGTTTCGGCTACTGCCCGGACTCGATCCCCGAGCCGTGTTTCTACGCGGGCGAGGTCGAGATCGATTTCGACCGGGCATTCGGCCGAGGCATGGACGAGATGCGGGTGACGTGCCGGCTGCTCGTCTCGCGCGCCGACGACAAGAGCGGCCAGGCCGCGCTGGACGGCTACCTGGCCGGTTCGGGTCCGCTCTCGGTGAAAGCCGCCATCGAGGCCGCTCGCGGGGCGCCCGGTCAGCCCGCCCTCGGCGGGCTGTGCGATGACCTCCACCTGATGCGCGTGCAGGGCTACCGCATGTACCAGGTGGGCGAGGTCCAGTTCTACGGCGCCGAGCTGATCGTGCGCATCATCGGAGAGGGGTGACCCGTGGCCAAGACGGTCCTGCTCAACACGCGCATTTTCGCGGCCGGCGCCGACCTGACCAGCAGATCCAACAAGGTGGAGTTGAGCTGCGAGGTCGAGGACAAGGACGCCACCAGCTTCCGCGCGGCCGACGACCCGGACGCCGGGTGGAAGGAACTGCTCGGCGGTCTGGCCTCAACAGCGATCAGCGGCGCGGGCCAATGGGAAGCCGGCGACCCTGGCATGGTCGATGACATGGCGTGGACCAACCTCGCCGGGCGCACCGCGCACCCGTGGACGGTCTGCCCGCTGTCGGCCGCGGTGGGTGAGCTGGCCTACTCAAGCTCGGGCCTGATCACCTCCTACAAGCTCGGCGAGGCCGTGGGCGAGGTCGCCCCATGGGAAGCACAGGCCAAGGGCTCGGGCCTGCTCGTGCGCGGCAGCGTGGCGCACCCGCCGGGTACCGCCCGCACCGCCAGCGGCAACGGGACCGGGCTCAACCTCGGCGCGCTGACCGCCTCGCAACGGCTGTTCGCCTCGCTGCACGTGCTGTCCGCCACGGGCACCACGCCGAGCCTGACCGTGCGGGTGGAGTCCGACGCGGACGACACGTGGGCCTCGCCGACGACCCGCGCGACGTTCGCCGCGGCCACGGCCGCCGGCGGGCAGTCCGCCGAGGTGTTGGGCGCGGTCACGGACACCTGGTGGCGGGTCGCCTGGACGATTTCGGGCACGTCGCCGTCGTTCTTGTTCGTCGCCTCGCTCGGCATCGCCTGACCGCCCGCACCCGGGCGGGCACGCATGGCGCCCGGAAGACGCGCGGCCGAAGGCCGCACCTTCTACCTGACCCGCCCTCGGCCTCGCGCGACCGCGCCAGCGTGCGCGGTGAGAGTGCGGCCGACAGGCGCGTGGCCGCAGGCCACACCGCTTATCCGCTCTTCCCGTAAGGAGGGCCCCCGTGGCCAAGATGGTGCTTCTGGCAGCTCACCTGACCCTCGCCGGCAATGACCTATCGGACCGCTGCTCCAAGATCGAACTCACGGCCGAGATCGAGGACAAGGACGTGACCACGTTCGCGTCGCTCGGCTGGAAGGAGGTGCTCGGCGGGCTCGCGTCGGGCACGCTGGCGATCCAGTTCAAGAACGATTACGCGGCCACCGAGGTGGACAGCATCATGTGGCCGCTGTTCCTGACGCGCACTCCGCAGACGTTCGCCGTGCGCGCGGACAACGCCGCAGTTGGCACGTCGAACCCGAGCTACTCCGGCAGCGTGCTGATCAAGGAGTGGAAGCCGATCGCCGGCGCGGTGGGCGACGTGGCCGAGGCCGAGGTGTCCTATCCCACCTCGGGCGCGGTCACCCGGGCCACCGCCTGAGCCATGCCCGTACAGCTGACCATCGAGCAGCGGGCCCTGCTGGAGCTCGGCCGGGCGCTCAGGCGTGAGGCGGACGGCAAGGAGCTGCGCAGAGACCTGATCCGCGAGCTGAAAAAGCCGCTCGCCCCTGCGGTGGCCGAGATCAAGTCGGGCGTCATGGCGATCGGCGCCGGCGGGCTACCGCCGGGCGAGGGCGAGCCGCTCCGCTCGGCGGTCGTCCGGCGCATCCGCGCGGAGGTCAAGCTGTCCGGCCACGCCATCGGCGTGCGGGTACGCGCCCGCAAGACCGAGGCCGTACGCGGGTTCAGGCACGCGCCCAAGCGGCTCAACAGCCCGAAGGGGTGGCGCCACCCGGTGCACGGCCACCGCAACCTGTGGGTGGTCCAGTTCGGCAACCCGAACTACTTTGATCGGCCGCTGGAGGGGCGCCGGTCGGAGTTCCGCGGCGCGGTCCTGGAGGCCATGGAGGCCACCGCCCGCCGCATCCGTATCCGGATCTTGTTCTAGGTGAGGACAACCAATGATCATTACCTACCGCCCAGAGGACGGCACCGAGCTGGCCTGGGAGTTCGATCCGACCCGTGTCCGCGCGAGCCGCGCCGAGATGATCGAGAAGCGGGCCGGCGAGAGCTGGGAAGCCTGGCTGATGGGCGTCCAGCAGGGCAACATGCGCGCCCGCCGGGTGCTGCTCTGGCACCTGATGAGCATGCCCCACCCGGGCATGCGCTACGAGGACACCCCGGATTTCTACGCGGGCGAACTCGAGGTCAAGCACACCAGGGCCGAGCTGGCCGAGATGCGCGACCGCGTCGTCAAGGCGGGCCTGCCCGACGAGCAGGTGGCGCAGGTCCTCGCGGTCATCGACATGGAGATGGCCGCCGCGCCCGGTGCCGAGGCCGAGGGAAAAGCCCCCTCGCCGAACGGCGCGAGCACTACCAGTGGGCGATCTCCGAGGTCCTCGGCATCCGCCCGTGGGAGCAGCGCGAACGCCTGACGGTGGACGAGCTGCTCGCCGCTTGCGACTACATCGAAGAGCTCCACCGGCAGGCCAAGCAGGCCAAGAACTGAAGAGGGCGAGGTGACACCGTGTCGGACACCTCGCTGCTTTTCAGCATCCTGGCCAGGTCGAACCTGTCGCGGCTGCTCGCGCGTGAGGCCCTCGCGGTCCGCGCGTTCAACGCCACGCTGGGAACCGCCGGGCGGACCACCATCGGCAGCGCGGTGGGCGCGACCAAGGCCGTGGGCGTGCTCGGCGCGGTCGGCGCGGGCGCGTTCGCGGGCCTGTCGGTCGGTATCGCCGGCGTCGGTCTCGGCATCGCCGGGATCGGCATCGCCGCCGCGGCCACCTCCAAGGAGGTCAAGGACGCGTTCAAGGACCTGGGCGCGGACGCCAAGTCCGCCGTGGTCGAGGCCGCCAAGCCGCTGGTGCCCGTGCTCACCAACGTGGCCAGCCAGGCCCGTACCCTGCTCGGCCCCTTGCAGAGCAGCCTGTCCAGCGCGTTCACCTCGCTGGCGCCCGCACTGAAGGACCTGACCTCTGGACTGGTCGCAGGTCTGCGTCCGGTGATCGCCAGTTTCGGGCCCATCGCGCAGGCCGTGGCGCCGCTGATCTCGGCCATCGGGGCCGGGCTCAAGCCGGTGCTGGCCGGGCTCGCCAGCACCTTGACCATGGTCGCCCAGACTGCGGGCCAGTTCGCCCCCCAGCTTGAACAGATGTTCCAGGGGCTCGGGCAGATCATGACCGCGCTCGGCCCGCTGCTGGCCGGGTTGATCCAGATGGGCGCCCCGGTGATCGGCCCCCTGCTGTCCCTGGTCGGGCAGCTCGCCACCTCCCTGGGCGCCACCCTGCAACCGGTGATGGCGCAGCTTGGCCCGATCCTGGCCCAGGCGATGACCGCGCTGGGGCCTCTGGTGGCCGCGTTCGGCCAGCTCATCGCCGCTGTGGCGCCGCTGATTCCGCCGATCGCGCAGCTCGGAGCGTCCCTGATCGGCGCCCTGGTGCCTGCCCTGACCCCGCTGCTGGCCGTGGTCGGCCAGGTGGCACAGCAGTTCCTCGGCGCGCTGCTGCCCGCCATCCAGCCCTTGATCCCGATCGTGGGGCAGATCGCCGGTGTGCTCGCCGGCGTGCTCGGCCAAGCCCTGATCATGATCATGGGGGCGGCGACGCCGCTGCTGCCGGTGCTGTCGCAGCTCGTCCAGACCGTGGGCGCCGCCCTGCTGTCCGCCCTGCGTCAGCTCGCACCGGCGATCATGCCGGTGGTGTCTGCCGTGCTCGGCCTGCTGCCCGCGTTCATGCCGCTGCTGCCTGTGATCGGGCAGCTCGTTCAAGCTCTGCTCCCGCCGCTGGTGGCCCTGGTCCAGGCCGTCGCGCCGGTCCTGGCCACTCTGGTGACGTCGTTCGGTCAGCTACTCGGAGCCATTCTGCCGATCATCCCACCTTTGGCTGAGCTGGTCGTGGCGATCTCGCCGCTGCTGACCATGCTGGCCGAGCTGGTCGGGTGGCTGCTCGGCAAGCTCGTGCCCATCCTGTCAACGGTGATCGGCTGGATAGCTCAGCTCGCCTCGGTGATCGTCGGAGCGCTGTCCGCCGCGATCCGGTGGCTGATCGCCAACGTGCCGACCGCGTGGGAAGCGGTGAAGTCCGCCATCGGCCGCGCCGTGTCCGCCATCGGCGGGATCATCTCCTGGTTCGGAAGCCTGCCAGGCAAGATCGGCGCGTGGTTCACCGGCGCCAAGAACGCCGCAGTCAACGCGTGGAACGCCCTGCTCGCGTGGATCAAGGGCGTACCCGGGCGGATCCTGTCCGGGCTCGGGAACCTCGGCTCGCTGCTGGTCGGTGTTGGCCGCAACCTCGTCCAGGGACTCGTCAACGGCATCCGCAACATGGCCAGCGCGGCGGTCAACGCCGCCCGGGGGGTAGTGTCCGACGCCGTCGCCTCGGCCAAGAACCTGCTCGGCATCTCCTCGCCGTCACGGGTGTTCACCTGGATTGGCCGCATGACCGGCAAGGGCCTGGTCAAGGGCCTGACCGGCTCGCTGGCCGAGATCAAGTCAGCGGCCAAGAAGATGAGTGACACGATCATCCAGGCGTGGGAGCGGGGCCGCATCTCCCGAGCCCGCGCCTCAAGCCTGCTGACCATCGTGGACCGGCAGAACACCCGCCTGAAGACGCTCGCTACCCAGCGAGACAGCATCATCAAGCGGATCGCCGACGCAAAGAAGCTGGCCGAGACCGTCGCGGGCAACACCGCCAGCTCGGCCGCCATCACGTCGATGGACTTCGGCGGGCGCCGCGTCACCGCCGGCGGCATCCAAGCCCGCCTCGCCGCCAAGCTCGGCCGAATCCAGCGGTTCGCCAGCGTGGTCAAGCAGCTCGCCGCCAAGGGCCTGAACAAGGCCCTGCTACGCCAGGTCATCGAGGCCGGCCCCGACGAAGGGCTACCGCTCGCCGAGGCCCTCCTGTCCGCTGACGCGGGCATGCTCGCCTCGATCAACAGCGCTCAGTCCGCAATCGACAGCTCATCCAAGAGCCTCGGCCTGACCGCAGCGGACGCGCTCTACGACTCGGGCCGGCAAGCCGGGCGCGGGTTCCTGGCCGGGCTGCTCGCCCAGCAGAAGGGCATCGAGGCCGCCATGGACAAGCTCGCCAAGACCCTGGTCACGCGCATCCGCAAAGCCCTCAAGATTAAGTCTCCGTCGCAGGTGATGGCCGAGGCCGGCGTGATGTCCGGCGCAGGCTTCATCTCCGGCGTCCTTTCCACGCTCGCCGGTGTCGGGACCGCCGGCGAGCGTCTGGCCGGCGCGGCGGTGCCCTCTGGGACTGCCAGAGGCCGCCCGGTCACCTCTCCTCCCCCGCGGGGTGCTGGCGGGGGAGGAGAGATCATCGTCCGTCTCGTGGCAGACGGGGCGCAAACCGAGATGCTCCGCATGCTCCGCAACATGGTCCGGATCGAGGGCCGCGGCAACGTCCAGATCGCGTTCGGGAAAGCGAGGTGACCCGTGGCGTTCCCTGCCGACCCGCTCGACCTGACCGCCGAGCTGTACGTCTCGGGTGCGTGGACCGACATCACCGAGGACGTGTTTGCCCGTGGCGGCGGCGGGCTGAGCGTCCACCGCGGCCGGGCCGACGAAGGGGTGCGGACCGACCCCGGACGGGCGTCGTTCAGCTTGAAGAACACGCTCGGCCGCTACTCCCCGCGTAACCCGACGTCGCCGTACTACGGCCAGATCGGCCGTAACACAGCGGTCAGGTTCTCGGTGGCCGGCGCCTCCACCTACCTGGCCATGCCGGGCGACACCACGTCTAAGGCCACCACCCCGGACGTGGCCGCGCTCGGCATCACGGGCGACATAGACGTGCGCGTGGACCTGGAGCTGCTCAACTGGCGTGAGCACGTGGACCTTGCGGCCAAGTATCAGGCCGCGAGCGATCAACGCTCGTGGGCGCTCTACCTGATCGGCGACGGGGGCGGAGAGCTGGTGCTGACCTGGTCCACGGCGGGGACCGAGGCCACGACCGTGGACCGGATCAGCACCGTCCCCGTCCCAGCGCCCGCCAACGGCCGCCAGGCCGTGAGAGCCACCTTGGACGTGAACAACGGCGCCGGCGGGCACACCGTGACGTTCTACGTCGCGCCCACGATGGCGGGCCCGTGGACACAGCTCGGCGATCCGGTGGTGAACGCAGGAACCACGTCCATTTTCGACTCGACCGCCGCACTTGAGGTGGGCGACGCGGCCAACCTCCTGGCGCTGCCGGTCGAGGGCAAGATTTACGGGTTCGAGCTGCGAAACGGTATCGCCGGCGCTGGCACCGCGGTGGCAAACCCCGACTTCACCACGCAGACCCCAGGAGCATCGTCGTTCGCCGACGCCGCGGGCCGCACGTGGACCATCAACGGCGACGCCGAGATCACCAACCGTAAGACCCGATTCGTGGGCGAGGTGTCGTCATGGCCGCCACGGTGGGACGTGTCCGGCCGTGACGTGTGGGTGACCGCCGAGGCCGCCGGCATCCAGCGGCGCCTCGGCCAGGGCCACTCTGTCGAGGGCTCGGTGATGTACCGGGCCATGACGCTGGACGCTCCCGAGGTGGTGGCCTACTGGCCGCTGGAGGACGCCCCCGGTGCCACGAGCCTGGCCGCGGCGAGCGCGGGCACGGGTCCGCTCCAGGTGGTAGGCGAGCCCGAGCTGGCCTCCTACGACGGGTTCGCCGCCTCGGCGCCGCTGCTCGTGCTCGCCGGGGCGCAGCTCACCGGCGCAGCGCCGACCTACACCCCGGGCAACCTGACGCAAGTGCGCTGGCTCATGGCGGTTCCCGCCGCCGGCGACGCGGACAACCAGTCCATCGTCACCTTCTACACGACGGGCAGTCTCAGGCGGTGGGAGTGCCACTACGGCACCGGCGGCACCCTCGGGTTGCGGGCGTTCGACAGCGGCGGCACCCAGGTATTCGACTCGGGCGACGTCGCCTTCAGTGTCAACGGCGAGCTGCTGCTGGTGTCGGTGGAGCTGACCCAAGATGGCGCTGACGTCGATTGGCTGATCGGCACGCTGGAACCCGGCGCGGCCACCGGGCTCACCTTCAGCGGGACGGCCACCGGGCAGACCGTGGGCCGCGTCGGCACGATCGTGGTTTCACCGAACGGCGGACTCGCTGACACGGCGATCGGCCACCTCAGCATCCAGAACACGATCACGTCGCTGTTCAACCTCGGCGCCCAGATGAACGCGTGGATCGGCGAGACCGCGGGCCGGCGCATCGTGCGTCTGTGCGCCGAGGAGGGAATCGCGTGCGTCGCCCGCGGCGACATCGACGCCACGGCCGAGATGGGCGCCCAGCTCCCCGGGACGTTGCTCGATCTGCTCGGCGAGTGCGCCGAGACAGACGGGGGGATCTTGTATGAGCCGCGCGAGGTGCTCGGCTTGGCGTACCGCACCCGAGAGAGCCTCTACAACCAGGCCGCCGCCCTGGCGCTCGACTACGAGGCCGGCCACCTGGTGCCGCCGCTGGAACCCACCGACGATGACCAGCAGGTCCGCAACGACATCACAGTGACCCGGGAAGGCGGCAGCTCGGCGCGCTCCGTACTCGAGGCCGGCCCGCTGTCGGTCCAGGCGCCCCCGGATGGGGTGGGCCGCTATGACGAGCAGGTCACCATCAACCCGCGCTATGACGCGGTGCTGGCCGATCACGCGTCGTGGCGTCTGCACGTGGCCACGGTGGACGAGACCCGATACCCCGTGGTGAGTCTCAACCTCGCCAAGCTGTACGCCAGTGGCGCCTCGGCCGAGGCGGCCGAGGCGGCCGCCCTGGACGTGGGCGACCTGCTGACGCTCGACAATCTGCCGGCATGGCTGCCGCCGGGCCTGGTCCGACAGCTCACGCTGGGGTTCGTCGAGTTCCTCGCGCATTTCGACTGGGACATCTCGGTGAACTGCGTGCCTGGCAACCCGTACCAGGTGGCCGCCTACGGGGTGTCGGGCCGCTACGGCCCGCACAGCACGGTGACCGCCGAGGCGCTGGACTCCACCGAGACCGGGGTGGACATCACCACACCGGTGGGCCCTCTGTGGTCTACCACCGCCACCGGCTACCAGATCGTGATCGGTGGCGAGGTGATGACCGTCACCGCGGTGAGCGCGCCCTCGGGCACGGCCCAGACGCTGACGGTCACCCGCAGCGTCAACGGGGTGGCCAAGTCGCACGCGTCCGGGGCTGCGGTCGAGCTGGCCGAGCCCGCCATCTACGCACTGTGAGGAGGGCCGATGCCTGACCTCCTGGTGGGGGCGCCCATCTCGGCTGCGGACTTCCCGCCGGCGGTGTGGGCGTCCGACGCCACGAGCAACGCCAACATCTCGTCAACGAGCTTCATCGCGGGCACGCCGAGCGTGGAAACCACGTTCGTGGCGCCCACCTCGGGCGCCGTGCTGCTGTCGGTGGGGTTCGGAGCCTCGGACAACGGCGGGACCAACAGGGTGCACATCGCGCCCGAGGTGCGGGTGGGCAGCGTCGCCGGCGCGGTCGTCCTGGCTGCCGACGTCACCACGCGCGGCGCCGGCGTGCCGGGAGAGGCCAACGCCAACGCGCACCGCTCCCGCACGACGCTGCTGACCGGCCTGACCGCCGGGACGACCTACTACGTGCGGACCATGCACAAGGTGTCCGGGGGCAGCACGGCCGACATCGGGGTGCGCGAGGTGGTCGTGACCCCGACGCCGCTGGGGTCCAGCGCGGCAGGCAAGCACGTCAGGGCGCTGGACTACCCGCCGGCGGTGTGGGCGCAGGACGCGACCCAGATCAACAACCCGAGCAACTCGGGCTACATCACCGGCACGCCCGAGGTCAGCGTGACGTTCATGGCGCCTACGTCGGGGCGGGTGCTGCTCGTGGTCGGGGGCGGGCTCGGCAACTCGGCCGGCGCCGACCGGGTGTTCCTCAGCCCTGAGGTGCGCGAGACCAACGCCAGCGGCGCCCTGGTGCTGTCGCCCTCGGTGACAAGTCGGGGGTTCGGCTCGGACATCGCCGCGAGCGCCTTCGCCTACGGCTCGCGCGAGTCCGTGTTGGAGGGGCTCACCCCTGGCCAGATCTATTACGCGGTGGCCAAGTACGCCGTGGTGACGTCGGATGCCGGGGCGAGCACGCAGGACATCGCGTGCCGCGAGGTCATCGTGGCGCCGCTGCCATGACGACCACCGGCGCCTATGTGCGCAACCCGCAGCCCACCGCCTCGGCCGCCGATGACACGATCATCGCCAACATCACCAACACCAGCTACGCCCCGGGCACGCCCGAGGTCGGGGTGTACTTCGTGGCGCCGCCCTCGGGCCGCGTCCGCCTGACCATGGGCGGGGGGTTCCGCGACAACAGCTCGGGTGACCGGATCTTCTACGCCCCGCAGCTCTTCCGCGAGGACTCCTCCGGTACCGAGGTGCTGGTGCCGAGCGTGACGTTCCGCGGCTACCTGTCGGTGGCGACGGACAACGAATTTCAGTACGGCTCTCGGGTGTCGATGCTGGAGGACCTCATACCGGGCCAGCGCTATTACCTGCGCTCCATGTTCCTGGCCAACCCCGGCACCGACCCCGACACGGCCGACATCGCCGCCCGGGACATCATCGTGATCCCCGTGCCATGAGGAGGACCGCCCATGCCCGCGACCACGTGGCGAATCATCATCGAGCAGGGGGCGACATGGCGGTTCCGCCTGACCATCGCGGGGCGTGACCTGACCGGCTGCACCGCCCGCATGCAGATTCGCGAGGTCTACGCCTCACCCACTCCGCTGCTCGATCTGACGTCCGACCCCGCAGCAGGGATCACCATCGACGGGCCCGCCGGGACCATCACCGTGGAGATATCCGCTGCGCAGACCGCGGCGCTCGCCGGCGTGCACCGCGGTGGCGTCTATGACCTGGAGCTGGAGAGCCCTGACGGAACCGTGGAGCGGCTGCTGAAAGGCGACGTCCTGATCGATCCCGAGGTGACGCGGTGAGGCGGGCATGAGCGAACTCACCATTGACCCCGGCACCGTCTACGAGCTGGTGGTGGCGCCACAGACGCCCACGCTGGTGGAGCTGGCCACGCCAGGACCGCAGGGCCCGCCCGGACCGGCCGGGCCCGCCGGCGGCGCAACCTACCTGTACGACCGGGCGGGCGTGCCCGCCGCCACCTGGACGATCGTCCACGGCCTCGGCCGGCGCGTGCACGTGACCATCGCCGGCGACGACGGCCGCGAGGTGGACTCCGACGTCCAGCACGTCGACAGCAACACCATCGTGATCACCTTTGCCGAGCCGTTCTCTGGCACGGCGCTCATCGGATAGGAGCCCCCCATGGCACGCGCCGTACTGAACGGACTCGACCTCTCCAACCAGCGGATCACCAACCTGGCCGACCCGTCGTCAGCGACCGACGCCGCGACCCGCCAGTACGTCGATGCGGTCGCACGCGGGCTGAGCTGGAAACAGTCGGTACGCGCCGCGACCACCACGGCGGGCACGCTGGCCACGAGCTTCGAGGACGGGGACGTCGTCGACGGGGTCACGCTCGCCACCGGCGATCGCATCCTCATCAAGGACCAGGCCAGCGGCGCCGAGAACGGCATCTACGTCGTGGCCGCGAGCGGCGCGCCCACCCGGGCGGCCGACATGCCCGCCGCCAGCGACGGCAAGGGCGTGGCCGTCACCGTGACCTCGGGCACGGTCAACGCTGATCGGGTCTACATCCAGACCGCCGACACCGCCACGGTGGGCACCGACGCGCTGACCTGGTCGCAGCTCGGTGGTGGCGGCACGAGCTACACCGCCGGCGACGGCCTGTCGGAGAGCCCGGCGGGCACCTTCAACGTGGCCACGGGCGCGGGCCTGGAGATCTCCTCCGACACGGTCCGCATCGCCGCCGCGGCGGCCGGCGCGGGCCTGACCGGCGGCGGCGGCTCCGCGCTCGCGGTCGGCGCCGGGAACGGCATCACCGTCAACGCCGACGACGTCGCCCTGGCCAGCTCGACGGCCGGGGCGGGCCTCACCTACACGACCGGCGTGCTCGCGGTCGGGGCCGGTACGGGCATCTCGGTGGCGGCCGACGCCGTAGCCGTTGACACCGGCGTCGTGTCGCGGCATGTGGCGGCCAACGTCGGGGACGGCTCGGCGACGCAGATTGACGTCGCCCACAACCTCGGCACGTACGACGTCAGCGTTGAAGTGTTCGTCAACTCTGGTAGCCGCGAAACGGTGATCTGTGATGTGAGCAGGCCGGACACCAACACCGTCCGGCTGAATTTCGCCAGCGCGCCCAGCTCGTCGCAGTACCGCGTCGTCGTCCAGGGCTGACCCGCCGTGCCCCGCGCGATCACGCCCCTGCATCTGGCGCACATCGCCGCACCGGCCAGCCCGCCCTCTGGCTACACGGCGCTGTCAGCTCGGGCCGGGGACCTGCTCTACAGCGAGGACTCGGCCGGGGCCGAGCGGCTCGTGGCCGCCGGCCCCGAACCGGTCCGCCTCACCTCGGCGCAGAACTCCACCTCAACGTCCCTCGCGGACGTGACAGGGCTCGGCCTGGCCGTCGAGGCTGGCCGACGCTACATGTTCCGATTCGTCGGCCAGTACACGGCCGCCGCCACGACCACCGGGCTGGGTCTGGCCGTCAACGGGCCCACGCTCGGGTCCGAGGGGCTGCTGTGCAACCTGTTCATCGGCCAGACCCAGCAGGTGCCGAACCTGGGCACCGCGACCGCCTACAACACTGCCCTGCTGGCCACGGCGTCGTCAGGGTCCACCCGGATGCCGTGGGAGTGCTGGGGCCACATCCACATCGGGGGCAGCGCGGGCACGCTGCAACTCCGCTTCCGTTCCGAGGTGAACGGCTCGCAGGTGTCCATTCAGGCCGGCTCGATCGGTTTCGCCTGGGCGGTCGGCTGATGCCCCGCAGCCTTAACCCCGTGCATCTGCCCGAGCTGGCCAGCGCCAGCAACCCGCCCAGCGATACCACCGCGGTGCATGGCCTGGCCCACGGGTGGGCGCAGCGCGGCGCCGCCGGCGACACCCGCCGGCTGTACGACGTCGTCACGGGCCGGGTGGCGTCCAACTTGACCAGCACCACGACCACGCTGGCCGACATGACCGGCCTGGCCCTGCCCGTCGTCGCGGGTGGCCACTACTACTACGAGTGGTCGGGCACCTACAGCTCGTCCAGCACGGCGAGCTTTCTCGCCGCGGGCGTCAATGGCCCATCGACGGGCGCGAGCGGCGTCGCGGCCAACGTGCACATCCACGTCGGGGCCGGCGCCGACTGGTGGGACAACGGCTGTCTGACCTCGTTCGGCACGTCCAGGACCACAGGGTTTATCAGCGCGGCCAACACGCCGATCGTCTGGCGCATTCATGGCTACTGCCACATCGGGGCGAGCGGCGGCGACGTCGTCCCCCAGTTCGCCCGCAACTCCGGCAGCGGCACGATCACCATCCAGGCCGGCGCCTGGGGCTGGCTGTGGCGCCTCGGCTGACCCAGAGAGGGGGCCCATGAGCGGTGTCCACGAACGCGACCGAGACCCCCTCGGCCGGCGCATCCGCGCACGCCTCGGCCGGCGCGGTGCGAGCCTGCTGTTCTTCGCCTTCCTTGACCTGGCCTTCGCGCTCATCATGGCGACGACCACGGACCCGTCCACCAGCGCCGGGTACGCGTTCCTGAGCCGCATCGCACCGCTGTGGGTGTGGGCGGTGCCGTGGGCTGTCGTGGGCCTGCTGTGCCTCGCCTACTCGATCGCCGAGCATGACCGCCCGGCGTTCATCGCGGTGTCCGCGCTCAAGGTCGGGTGGGGCGTGCTCTACCTCGCGGGCTGGCTGTGGGGCGAGATAGACCGCGGGTACGTGGCCGCGGTGATCTGGGGCGCCTTCGCGGGGTTCGTGCAGGTGATCGCAGGGTGGGCCGAGCGGCCACGGCCACGCGAGGAGACGTGATGGACCCGACCGCGGTCATCGTGGCCGCGATCGGGGCAGCGGCCAGCATCGCCGCCGCCATCACCACCGCCAGGACCGCCACCCGCGGCGCCCAGACGAGTGAGCGGGTCACCGTGCACCAGATCGAGGCCGACGCCTACAAGCGGGCCCGCGAGGTCTACGAGGGCGCCCTGGAGCGCATGCAAAGCGAGATCACCCGGCAGGCCGACCAGATCAACGCGTTGCAGCGCCAAGTAGGCCGGCTCACCCGCCAGGTACGTGCCGCGGGCCTGGTGCCCGTGACCAGCAGTGAGGAGGAGGAGTGAGCAAGCCAACCGAGCGTGACCACGAGGCCGTGCTGGTCGCCACACGGGTCAACCGCCGGCCCGCCGGGGCGAGCGACCCCGAGGAGGAGGCCATCTTGGAGCGCCTCTACGGGCCGCCCGACGCCGCAGGCATCTACCGCGGCGAGCCGCGGTCATGACCGGCGCACGCGCGATGCTCGCCGAGGCCCGCGCGGACCTCGGCATGAGCGGACGCCCGAACGAGATCACCCGCTGGTACGCCAAGCGCAACGGCGCCGAGTTCCTCAGCGCGCCCTGGTGCGACCAGGCGATCACGCACTGGGCGCACCTGGCCGGCGTCGCCTACGCCGTGCTGCCCGCCGGGGACCGGGCCTACACCGTGTGGCACGCCCAGGACGGCCAGCGCCTCGGCCGCTGGGAAGTCGGCACCCCTACCAACATCCGCGAGAACGCCAAGCCCGGGGCAATCGTCTTTTTCGACTGGGGCGGCACGAACGACATCGCCCACATCGACCACGTGGGGATCGTGGAGGTCAACCTGGGCGACGGCCGCGTGCAGACCATCGAGGCCAACACCGGCGATGCCGTCAAGCGGCGCGTGCGAGGGCCCGAAGTGATCGCCGGGTTCTGGAATCCCGGCTACCAGGAGGAGGGCGACGTGACCGGAGACGCCATCTACAAGGCGGTGTGGGAGCAGGACCGCATGCCCGTGCCGTACGGCAGCGAGGGCAACCCCGAGTGGAAGCCCCGCTCGGTGCTGGTTGACCACGGGGTGAAGCTGCGCCAGGTCCTCACCCTGCTGGGGCAGAGCCTCGCGCTCCAGGAGGCCCAGGGCGTCGCCATCCGCGAGCTGACTGCCGCCATCGCAGCCAGCCAGGCCGGGCCCGTCGACGTCGAGGCGCTCGTCTCTCGGATCGAGCAGGCCATCCGGGGCGTCCGGGTGCGGCTCGACGTGGAAGACCCCGCGGCACCCGCCGCCTGACCAGGAGGAGACCCCCCATGTTCACCACCTCACGGCGCCTGCTCAACGGCGCGTTCTGGGGCGACGCGATCGAGCGCGCCATCTCGGCCGGCGCCGCCTCGGCCCTGGCCACCTTCGGCGCGGGCGGCCTCGGCCTGCTGGACGCCGATTGGGCGCTGGCGGGTTCGCTCGCCGGCATGGCCGCGGTCGTCAGTCTCCTGAAGTCGATCGTTGCCGGTACGTCCGGCGATCCCCAGACTGCCGGGTTCACGACGACCCGCCAGTGATCATCGAGCCGGGCCCTACCGCCCTCACCCGGTAGGGCCCTCATGCAGACGGCCGCCGGTCGCGCCCTCCTCCGACGGGGCACGACCGGCGGCCGTTTCTGCTGTGTCCGCGAGCGGTGGGCGAGCGCCCCGGCAAGCGGTGGGCGAGCGCCCCGGCAAGCGGTGGGCGAGCGCCCCGGCAAGCGGTGGGCGAGCGCCCCGGCAAGCGGTGGGCGAGCGCCCCGGCAAGCGGTGGGCGAGCGCCCCGGCAAGC